GCAGTAAACACCCATTGTGTACCATCCCATGTACACGAACCTTGATTTAATGCTGTCGTAGTGTAGTTGGTAATAAAACCAAAAAGATTCGATCCAGTATCGTATTGTCCAGCAGAAAAACCTGGAAGGTTAATCTCTATTGCAATTGGGTGGCCAGTAGTAATGTAGGTAGTGGAACATCGGTTGTTTTGAAACCAGTTAACAGAATAAGTTCCATCAGCGTATGGGCATACCAACGGTGCTGTACCAGAATAGGTAACAGTTCCAGACACAGATGTGGGAAGTGATTCTATTCCGCATTTTGGCCAAGGACGAAGCAGTGCTTCATCCGGAGACGATGGGTCGGAATAGCAATTAAAGGAAGGCATTAGTAACCTACAACAAGCATATTAGAAACGCATTGTACACTTTTAACGCCAGACGACCCTGATCCTCCGCCAAGCACATCGTAGATTAGTGTGGCGGCATCTACATTACCTCTTGGCTCTGCGTATGTAAACGAGTAAAACCCTCTAGGTTTGATAAACACTTCTTGGTCTACCGTAAGTCCTTGTGTAACAATAGGATTGTACAAAATAAATGTACTTGGATTTCCGGAAACACTTGAGTCTACCTGATCTCCTGGGTCTACCACAACTCCTCTACCGTACACCTCATCATCACTCAAGGTCAATCCATTTGTCTGCGCAGTTATTGCTACCCAGCCATACACAAACAATGTATCTCCAGTAGATGGAGTTATCTCTCTGGACTGCGTAATCCGTACATGTATTGGTGCAGTATCTTTTACATCAAATGAAATACTATTCCCAAATTGGGAAATAGTCATTGATGCTTGATTGTTACTTTCAATTTGCATGGTAGTTCCTGCTTGTCCTACTCTATGACTTCTTTACAATATACATCATTAGGAACATTGGGACCATTCATCGTGCCCTCCTATGTCCACCAGGAATGTATCGTGCATCGAACTTTTGTTCTTTCCTGATTATAGGCTCAGGTTCAGGAGCAACATGTACTTCAACCCGTTCACCCATCTCAAGGATCAATTTCTCAGCGATAGCATCCAAGGATGCTGAAATAAAGAATCGATCATACCCGAGCATTTCACCAATAGCCTTGAACGACATCCCCATGGTGTACCGAGCCAGCAGGATAAACCCTTCAATTGGAGTAAGGGTGTATTCACCATCAATCACAGCATTCGTCAATTCAGAACGAATATCAAACCTTTCCTGAACCTCCAGGTTTCTCCACCTGTTCCTTGAAACCTGAAACTCACTGGTGCTTGGCTTTTTAGCCACAGAGTCTTCATGCAAAAGGTAAAACAGAAACGAATTGGTTTTATGGAGGGTACCACTCTTGGCACGATCCATTAGCCGATCAAAGATCCTGTCGTAGGTATCCTGCCAATTGGGATCATCAGTCTTTTGCAAATGATCATGGATGGCCGTAGCCATCCCGGATACAAGTTCCCAATCATTGCTCGAAAGAGCTTCCTTGCTACAGGATTCGAGCCACATCATCCACCCCAGGTTTTTCCAATAGTAGTTTCAACTTCACAGGGTATGTCTCCGAGCAAAGGTTGCATCGCATTAACCATAATACATTGTAACCACTTGGCTACATCTTCAGCGCAATAATCAGGACATGTCAGGACGATCTCATCGTGAACTACTGCAAGAAGTTTTATGGGGTATTTCTTACGACCACTCCACACATCAGCGATAGCCTGCTTCATTCCATCAGCAGATGTTGCCTGAATCGGAGTATTAACACGCTGGGTGAATGGTTCCATCATTTCCAATTTTTCTGTTTTCTCGTTCAGCCTTAACACAGGGATCAGGTTATACCTTATCCTGCCCCACTTGGTTCGGATTGTGGTAGGCTTTAGCCGTTTGACCTTCCTATGCCATTTCTTGAGCCCAGGGTAGGCCTTGAAGAACTTGTTCTTGAGGTCCTGAACTTTCTCCAGCGGAAGGATCATGTTCCAGTTCGCTGCAAGCTGTATTCTTAGTGTCTCAGCACCACAACCGTACAAAAGGCCGAAGTTCAACGCCTTTGCCAGGGTACGGTCTTCCTTGGAAGGCTTTGCCACTCCCAGGGCATCTTTAGCCGTTTTGGTATGCAAGTCCTCTTTCGCCAGGAAAGCTGCTTGCATGGATGGCTCCTTCGCTACTTTGGCAGCCATCCTAAGCTCGATAGTGGAGTAGTCAGCTTTTACGATTGACCATCCGGGTTCTGCCGTGAAACACTTTCTGTGTGGGCCTCGGGGGATTTGCTGCATGTTAGGGTTATTACAACTGAATCGTCCTGTTTCCGGTCGACACTGTACGAAGTCAGCATGTACTTTCCCGTCAGTTCCCTTAAAAGCCAACCAAGCTGGTCCAAAAGTTTTGATGATCTGGTCACATTTTCTCCATTCTTGAATCTTGGTTATAAAAGGATACTCACCGAGCAACGCCAGGGAGGCCTTGTTAGTCGATGCCAGTGGGATCCCCAATCGACCAGCCGCCTGCTTGATATCCGCTGGCTTGCGCCAACTGTACGCTGATCCGAATGTCCTCGGTGGAACCATTGACTTCAATTCTTCCGTCAATCGGGATCGCTTGGAAATAGCTTGATTGTAAAGGGTAATCCAACGGTTCTGGTCTACTGATACTCCATTCATCCGCATCCAAAGTACAGCCTTCAGTACCTTGTGTTCCATTTTCCATATTCGCATCATCCTTTCTTCTTTAATAAAACAAACCAACTTCTCATGAAGTGGAATCAAATACTGCACATCCAGCGCAGCATAGTCAAGCTGTTCTTTAGACAGCACACCAGACCAATCAGACTTCTGGTGTTCCTTGTTCATTTCAATATTGAATTGCATTGAAAGAACGCTGGCAAGACTGTTTGATGTCTTGTATCCGCAGTTAATCAGGAAGGATCCTATCAAAGTATCCCTCAAGGAATTCGCTGCGAAATCAAACCCATGCTGAATCAGGAATGGGCCATCAAAGGCCCAATTGTGTGCGATTACAACTTTATGCCTTATTGCTTCAAGAATAGGCCTCGGATCAACGGTTAAGCAATCGAATATAAATGTCGAGGAGTCTTCGAGCTTCATCGTCAGTAAGCGTATCTGACTTCCGTGGAAGGGTATCAAACCAGTCGTTTCGGTGTCGAGGGCGAGGATCTTCGTGCCATAGATAGCAGGCAGCACAGAGGCTATCTGGGCCTTTGAGTTTACCAGTGTGTAAGCCACACCAGGAACATCCGACTCTTTCGCTTTCCTGAACATTTATCATCCTTTCACCGTTATTCGCTGGAACCTTGTGCAGATCTTTTCTGGATTAAAACAGTAAAGGATCTTGCCAGGATCACCCGGCTTTGGCCCAACCCACTTTATTGTACCAGAATCGGTACGCATTTCACCAGCCCAAAATGCAACATCCAGTTTGTCTACGGCAGCCTTCAGTTTCCTTTTCGAGATCTCATACCAAATCCAATCGTGTTCCTCGGTCAGTTTAACAATATGCCACCACACATCGTACTCGTAATGGTAACTTCTACCGTTAACCCTAGTAGAATTCTCCGGGTACTCCCAGCGTTCAAACAACAAATCCTGATAAGCAAAATGGTACAGAGGTCTTGTCGATATCTGGACTATGTAATCTCCTGTCGGAGATTTCACAACACAATCATTCCCGGATATATCGTCGATTCCACCTCCGGTAGTAGACCGGATCAGGTATTCCAGCGGTAACTTTCCGGAGATTGTGCGAAGAATATTTTGCGTAATCTCCGCACTGGATGCGTATCTTATTTCCTTGGGCTGATCTGCAAAGTTCATTTAACACCCTCATTAAGACTATTGGGTCAAACACTTACCACCCTAAGTAACTGGTGCAATCCCTCTTAGTCACATCTATGACAGGTTTTGGAGGATCAATCTCATTCGCTAACTCGATCAATGCTCTACCAATCTTCCTAGCTTCCTGTGCAGAAAAATACATGGTAAATCGGCGTTCACAGGGTTCGATTATGAGGATTTCGGCATATGCTTCAACACGATCTGTACAGAATGTAGTATCCCATTTATCCTTGAAAGTCTGCATTTCTTTGAACTCCAGTCTAGTTCCCCGAAATAATAAAAGCCTAGCTTGTTTCCAAGACTAGGCCTTCATTCTACCGGTCCTACGGTAAGATCATTGCGCTGGGGAGCTGCTGCTTGACGCACTTCGCCTTCAGCAGCAGCATGTGGAGTGACAGGAAAGTGCTAAAACATCCCCTCCTACCCCAGCGTAATAAGATACCTACTCAGTAGTTCACGCTTGGTGATCCTAAAGGATTTAAGCCTGAGTAGGTAAGTGAAGCAAAGAGGAATTGAACCTCTATACACACCAGAACAGTGTGTGCCTTAGCCTTTAGACGATTGCTTCATGTGGCCGTCTTTCCAGCGCACACTACCATCATACCACCAAGATCCTAAAAAGGTAAATCAGATTCTGGAGGAAGTGTTGCAGTTTTTGGTTGACTAGGATCTACCTGGTCAACATACGCTGGGGTACGGGTAGTACGCCTGAGAGCGATGTACCAACTACCTGCGTCATCTTTACCAGCGAAAACGATCTTGCCTTCTTCCTTCAGTTCCTGAATCGCAGCATTCATTGCTGCTCGGGTTTCAACGGTCCTTGTGAAAAGATCCTTAAAATCTTTTCCTTCCGGCTTGGTAGCCAAATGATCGAGGACCTGTTGTTTATACTTTGCCATGGCCTCTGGGGCAATGTTTGGCTTTGGGTAATTACCTCCGCCACTTGGGGTATACACAGGCTTTGGCCCATTGTAACAGAAGTCCTTGCTGTGAAGGACTCCACCTTCCTCAAGCTTCTTGATGAATCCAAAGGGGGTAGCCCAGTCTTGAAGCCCAAGTTTGTCCTTGATAGCTTTGGCAATCTTGATCTTTTCCACTCCGGATGGAGGTGCCGTAGAAAGCAACTGTACGGCAACCTGCTTTGCAATTTCAACACTCATTTCAACACTCCTAATATGGCTGGCTCGAAGTTTCCACTTCAACTCCTACACAGGAGTTAACCCAAGCCTTTACCTCTATCTGGGAAAAGGATTGCATAATCCGCTTGGGGTTGCCAGCCATCTTGACCCCTGCGGCTTTGATGCGTCGTTCTGCTTCCGATGGAAGCATTGATTTGATATTGAACTGAAGCGTTCCTGTATTGCATCTGAAGTTTGCTTTCACAACCTTCAGTTCTGAACACCCTTCATCTTCGTTCCTAGTGATCATCAAGGTCGACCTCGACAGGTTGGGAATCCCAACCGATCCGAGGACCTGCTTGACTCCGCCGTTTGCTTTATCACCACTTCCTTTGTTCAAGTGTACCAACCCAACATAGGCTGTGTCCAATTGAAGTTCTTGGGTAATGTGCAAAAGCTGCTCAAGAGTTTTCCGGATACCTTGGTTTTCATTCTCGGAACCGCTGAGGTAGCTTGTCAGCGGATCAAGGATGACCAGCTTCGGTTTCCGGGCCGATAGAAGGGCCCGTACCGAGTCCGGATCATCCAAGTCGACATTCCCCTCACGCAGAACAAAGATTCGTTCTAGCGCAGCCCCTTCGCTGATTAACCTGGGCAGTATCTCTGTCTCAGCACCTTCCTCTTTGGAAATCCAAATCACATTACCTTTTGGGATTCCATCGATGTAGGCGGAAGGAGGCAGGCCAAATACGCACTTGCCTTGAGAGACTCTTGCGGCAAGGTGACCGCACTGGGATGACTTTCCCACTCCCCCATCACCGGCCAATACACAGAGGGAGCCCGACAAAACCAGGCCCGGTACGAGGAAGTTACGACCTCGCAAAACAATGTCGGGATGAGCAAGTGACTGAAAACTCGCCCCGCATGGAAGCCTGAATCCCGTGGTACTCGGATCCAATTGAAAGCTTTGGGCATCACGAACTGTATTGTGGAATTCATCGACATCATGCTCCTTAAGCCAATCTACAATGTCCTTGCCATCATTTTCACTAGGCCACAAATCGACAATCTTGATCGAGGCTGCACCGACAGATTCCATGTCAAGAGCAACATCGACTGCATGAGACCTGCCTACAGCATCAGCATCCGGAAGGATGACAATGTTCCTGCCAGCAAACACATGTTTAAATCTATGGGAAATCTTGTTCCAGCGGCCAGCACCGCCAGGATTGGTTGTTACGGTCAACCGATCAGCAGCAGCCAGGGTGTCAGCAGCTTTCTCGCCTTCCACGATGTAGATCGTGTCTTTCGATCCAACTGCAATGATGTCCCCAAGGTTGTATGGTGGAATTTCAGTTCCTGATACAACCTTGTTGATCCACTTTCCCTGATCATTTTTCGAGGATTGAAAAAAGGCCTTCTTCTCAATCCCATGGATCACCGGGCAGCTATCCCGGCGGGTAACCTTCAGTACAACTTGACCTTCATCATCTGTGTAGTTATACACCTTTGTGACAGGCCATGAAAATATGTCGTACTTCTTTGTGTCTACAGGCCTCATCTCTTCTTCGGTCAGATCAGGACCAATGTCCCTCTCGATGATCTCGCCGAGTGATGAAAATGCAAGTCCTGCTTTTCTTACAATGTTCTTGGCAGAACACCCATGCGAAAAGCAATGGAGTAGTACCTTGCCAGATTCGGATTCACTAATTGCCAAGCTTGGATTGTTGTCACCGTGTGCTGGGCAGCAAGCGATGTATTCCTTGTCCTTGATTTTCGTGAAATGCTTTAGACGATGCTTGAGCAAATCCAATTGAAATTCTACCGAGATCACATTGACTCCTTTCCAATAAAAAGGCCCCTCCACATGAAGGGGCCTCGGTACACTAACACTACTTATTCGTCAAATCCTTCGTAACCTTGTCGATCACTTCCTTGAGTTTCGTGTTGGGAACCTCGGTAATTACCGTCTTGCCAAAATGCTTGGCCAACTGTGAAAACCACAATTGAATATCACGGTTACTCTTGATAGCCAAGTCTTCAAGCTTTGTCAAACACCTCTGCTTTTCAGTAAGGGTAGCAGTTTCCTCTTCGGTAGGAATAGGATCTGGCTTGACTTCCTTTTCAACAACATCGCCAACAGGCTTTGCCAAGTAGTTGCCAGTGTTGACAATTTCACCAATCATCTTCCCAAGCTTTTCATCGGGACGATTAAAGATCTTGTCAGCCATGTCAAACAGACGAGTCTTGCTAACCTTGGCGACATGATCACTACTGATGGTCATCACATTGTCAAGTTCGTAAGTGATACACTGTTTACCAGAACGCCAAACAGGGGTAAGACCCAGCTTGGTAACCTTCATCTTTTGACCAGGTTCCTTGCTGTAGTCGTAAACGATCTCGGAACGAACGGTTAGGATCAAATGGATTGGGAAGGTAACGATCCGGTTGATCAACTTGTCAATCTTTTTGGTGACAATGTTCCATCCAGATGATGAATTCCCATTGTTTACGCTGGCAATCTCGTCTACCTGTGACAAGGCTCCACCATCACCACTCCAGAAGTGTGACAGGCTGTCAATGACAACAATGTCATAGCCACCTTCCACAGCACCGGTAAGAGCATCCTGCAACTTCTCGATAGTGTACGGCGCTGAGATAGTCAGCGTGTCAAACCCATTTTGAATGTGGTTTGTATAGAGCTGTTCCTTTCCACCTTCCGTACCGATAAAAGCAATCTTGCCATTCTCGCCGACAAGACCCCGAGCCATTTTCAGGCTACTGAAAGTCTTCCCTGCTCCGGATGGTCCAATCACTCCCAGGGTCAACTTGATTGCTTTTGTTTCAGCCTTCTTAAACATCGACATTTTTAAGCTCCTTGAATAACACATTCAAATCACCAAGGGGACGAAGTTCCTGTAACCCTACCCCTTCTGACTCTTCTTCATCACTGGGAAGTCCTGATGCTGTTACTAGGATCTTCCCGGTTGGTATTATCGCAGCCTTGGAAAGGTCTGTCCAGTAAATTCCAGACATGGTGTCAACTACTTGAATGGGTACCACCCCATAAGCTTTGTTGACGGCTTGCATTGCCCGGATTTTTCTTGATGGAAAATGTACCTTGTCAATCATCCCTGCGGATAGATTCCAAGGGAACACGGCCACATCGACAATTGCTTTGCGTTCATGGTTGTGGAACAGGATTCCATCCCACCCACAATACGCTCCGGTCTCCATCACATTATCTATTCCCCACAAAGTCTGAATCATTTCAGAAATTTGTGTGATTCTCAAGGAATGTGACAAATCCTTGCACCATCGTCGACGATAGTTTACCCCTCCAGTCAGGCCATTAAAGTACACAGCTGGATCATAGCTTGGAAACAGGATCGCATTCCTCGATCCGCCAAGCCAGTCGTTAATATCGATGATCCGAACCTTACTGAGGATCGGATACCAGTCATCGTAAAAGTCGTATCCGCAGAAGAAAATCTCTTCTAGCAGAGTCTCGCCGAGGTCCTGCTTATCTTCCTCAGCGATTCCCCAGGCAGAGCCCAGGACACTAATCAATCCATGAAACTGATTAGACGAAGTCACATAGAACCTCCGGTCAATGGAGGAACATGGGACTAAGAATTCAGAGTAAGGATTGACTTTGCGTTTCACTTCTACTTGTTGAAATTGTCTTCAAAATCGCCAGCATACCGGTCATCCATCCGGCTTTCAATGTCATCATCCCAGTCATTCACCGAGATCTGAGGCCTCCCAATAGATTCCCCTTTGATAATCGGTATCGTCTTGTCAGCGGTAAATCGAATCTGTGCTTGAGTTCTTCCTGTATCTAGGACCTCAAAGCAGATGTAACCACCTGTTGGCAAGGGAAGCCAGGTCTTGGATCCAATCGACCTCGTAAGCTCCAGCGAGCCATACGATGGCGGATGAATCTGTGGTGGGCTAAATGTAAATTTTCTTGACATCAAATTTTCCTTTCCGATTCCTTTAATTCAAAAACTGACACATCGATGTAGGCTGGGGTATCCCCCTTGTAGCCTCCTAGGTACTGCAAATGCAGTCCCTGCACTACATCATAATTGTCATCGGTAATAACACAACACCTAACCAGAAGATCGCAGATCGCTTTTGCCAGATTGTCCAGATCCCGACCCTTCCTCAAACCAGTTCCACCGTTCACCTTGATCTCCAAATGACAAAGAGAGATCGGCGCAGTCGATTCCCCAAACACTGATTCGACTTGCAGACGATGAAGTTCGATCCAGGTCCTGTAACTTGGAGCCAGGTAGGTCCCCTTTTTTCCTCTCCTCCAGATGTTGTTTACTGATGGTGGAATTGTCAGGCGAAAACTGTGTCTCATTATCTGCTCCTGAAGAAGACTCTTCAATAAGCATTCTAAGACATTCAGATGCTTTTCTTAAATCCTGTACACCATTCTTTCGTCCATGTCTCCAAGTATATTTGATAACCATGCCTGCAAGGTATGCTTTGTAACCATCAGGCCCAAGCATTGCCCTTTGGGCATTGTGACAATGGATACCTGACTGGTCTTGATCATGGTAGTGGGACGGCTTGACTGGATCACTTGACATAATCACTTCTCCTCTTTTCAATGTGCGCCAACAATTCACTAATCGGAGTATACCCTTTAAACCAAATCTCAACAAGCTTCGTGGTAAAATCCGGAACCATTGCTGGAATACTGCCCCAGTTTAGATCCATGTAGTACCACTTACCATGGATCTTTGAACAAACCAATGGAACCAAATGACATTCGTCGGCCTGCTGCCACATCGACACAATCTTCCATTCTGGCCAGGTTCTATTACCATGAGGATCCGCCAGGATCAATGCCTTTTTCTGTCCATCAACAAACAAAGCATAGTCAGCGGAAGTACCAGGATCGCTTGCCAGCGACAATAAATGGACACCGGAGAACAATGCAGCAAGGCTTTCGCTTAGTGCCATTTGATTGATTCCTTCCACCATCCGGATGGCTTGGGCCCTGTCTGTCCATTGTACTTGCCATTGTATTTAGGATATTCCTGCTCATCCGAAGCAAGTTCAAGAGTCTGGAACCTGATCTGGCAAATCTCGGATCCAGCATACACAACGACTGGCTTCACCACGGTTACTTCAAGGGTATATGTGCCCTTAAAGCCAACATCGCCATATCCGGCGGTAATGTGTACGCCAATCCCAAGACGGCCTACAGACGACCTCCCATCAATTATTGGAACATGCCTGTGGGCACACACCGTTTCCATGGTGTGCATCAAATACAATTGCCCAGGATACAGGGTAACACCCGCAGCAGGAATGTAACTTAGATTGCATTCTGCCTCTTCCTCAGAATCCAAAGCATGTTCATCATACTGAAGAAAAGTATTTCCAAGCCTTAGGTTGTACGAGTGTGGATTCAGTCTCGACTCATCAAAGTCTGAGATCTCAATTTCACCATACTTGATCGCTTGTTTAATGGCCTGTCCGCTGAGAATGCTCATCTCTTTTCCTTTCAATAGATTCCGCAATTTTAACCAGTTCTTGTGCAAAAGATTTAGCAACATCTGGCAGCAACATTAAAATGTACTTGCCATCTTTTTCCACAAAATAATGAGGTGGCTTGTTTATTTCCACCCAAGCACCAACCCAGTGCATATCCCAATGTTCTTCAACAGTAAAAACTGTATCTTCATCATCTTTAAATTCCTTTTTCATTCCACAATCCTTCCATGTTCAACATGACTACGATAAGTACTGAAGTACATCAAATTTTGACCATAAACTTCATTATCATAATCTCCCACTGCTTGGGCACAATGCTCAAAAGGTGACATATGCTTGTCTGCAAGCAATTTGTCATGCAAGGCAATATCTTTTTCATGGTTAAGTGTGCCATCGTGAGTTAAATAAGAAACTCTGGCACATCTGGCGGTAGCTATTTTAAGTTGAATACGGACTGACATTTCCTCACTCTCTTCAGGAGTAATGAATGGTATATGCCATTGGTAACACTTCAACTGGCGTGGTGTAGAAGCATCCATAGCAGCCTTGATTTTCACGGCCAGTTCCTGAATCTCTGGCTGTGCATCGTGGTGTAGGCGCATGGCAAAGAAATTGTCCCACTCTGTGGCTGTGACGATCATCGTGGTCATCATCCACGGTTCAAGGTAACGATTCAAGGTCTGCTTGTGTATGTTATATTTCCTTGCTAGCTCCTCAATCTCGCAAGCCATTGCCTCATGCAAATAGTAAATATCATCCCTGAATCGCTCAAGGTCTTCACCCTCCAGATAGTCATCTGCTGACATACCTGGCTTGTTGGTCCCAACCTTTTTCGGGATCCAAGGTTCCCTGTCCAACAATTTCTTCGTTGGAATGGCTCTGGATGAACTGGTATTCCGGCTGAACATCCTATGGGTCAATACCTGGGGAAGTATTACCCTAGGAAAATGAATAACCAATGTGGTAAGCCTAGACTTAGGATCCACATTTAAACTGTCCTTGATTACTTCAGCGGTAATGACTGTGTCACTCACTTTGTTCCTTCTCTTTCTTCATATTTTCCATCATGTTCAACATCTTTGCACTGGTTGCAATTGATCCTAATTGTTTTAAACAACTTGTCAGTATGTACAATGTAACACTGACCCAAACAAACATCGGTACTTCAATCATTGTTCACCTTCTTTTTTTATTTTTTCTATTAGTTTCAGCTTTATCAGCTAACTTCAAAATATAGTTTGCAATCTGCCTAGCTTTTGCTGGGGTAAAGAGTAGGGTAATAAAACTTGTATATCCATAGGTTTGCATCTGGACATAGCCTTCTGGAATGGCTTCCAAATACAAGTCATCTCCATCTTTGTCTTCAAATGTCCTCATTGTTTACCTCCTGTATCTTAATTTGTTCCCCAGTTTCGACCCGCTCAATGATCAATCGATCATTCTCCCGCCGGACGATGCGCCATTTTAAAGCCTCCAAAAAGGACTCAAAGGCATATTTATTAGTTGTTTCAGGGATACTGTCTTTACTCATTCCTTTTCCTCCACATAGATCTTACCACCAGCACTACGGATTAACCTTTTGAATTCCGTAATGGTTGCACCAGCGTGAATGACTACTTTGGGATCACTAGAATACTTTGCCGTTGCCAACCATGGTACATACTTAGCGTTGATATCTTCAACGCAGTATGGCGAATTACCGTAATGATATTCCTCTGGGTTTACCAAGTCAGTTTTAAATATGACTTCACTTATTTCCCATTTGGGTGTTCCATCTTCGTTCCAATCTTCAGGAATAGAACGAAAAGGGTTGTATGGTCTCCCGGCATTATGCTCATACGGAGCATCATTCCAGTCGTCACCTGTCTGCTTACTCAATTCTTGCGTAGTGAAATACGCTGTGTTGTCTTTAATAAAACACAATACTGGTTCAC